GCCACGTAGCGCTGTTTCCAAGCGCTCAACCATGGCTTTGCGGACAGTAAGAATGGGCATCAGCCACCGCGGGCAAAGCCGGCCTGCACGAAGGCAAGCTCGACCGCATCAGGAACGTAAGAGTTCACGAGCGTCGGTAAGGTTTTCTCGACCGCGCCCTTGATGAAGTAGCGGCCCTTGGTTCCGGGGTGCTTCACGCCCTTTGCGAAGGCGAAGCCGGCCGGAGTCGGGAACCTCAGCGCCTTACGGTACTTGGGCTTGATGACGTGGGGCTTCGTACCCTGCTCGACAAACAGCGCGTAACCAGCGCCGGCCGACACGATGGCCTCAAGGTCGTTGTTGCGAAACGAACCCGTGGGCCCGTCTGGCCCAATCGAGTTGGTAAGGTTGTCGCTTCGATCGGTGTAGTCGTGGTTCTGCTTGGCCTCGTTCGAGGCGTCATCGGCAGCCATGCGAACAGCGATCGAAAGCGTGCGCTCTAGACGCTCAGGTACGCCCCTGAACTTCTTCAGGAGTGACCCGATATCGTCCATGGGCTTACCCTCGGCTCATTCTCGCAGTGATGCTCGAAGCAGTTGAGCCAAGCAGCACGGACGGCTGCAAGGCCTGCTTCTCGGAAGCGAATCGCGAAGCGTAAGACTTGCCTCGCACCATGTGCGGGCTCTCTTCGTGCGTCGCTGCGCCCTGGTACAGGATCGCCAGCGCGCCGTAGCAAACAGCTGGCTTGAGCTCGGTCAGGTCTGCAAGCTCGGTGTCTCGAATCGGCGGGCGTCGCTGCTTGAGCGTCGCGAGGATGTCGTCCAGCGCTTGCACTCGCGCGTTGGCTGCTGACTTGCGGTTGAGCGTTTCGCTAAACCACTCGTCAGGGAGGAGCGCTTGAAGGTTCGACCGGCCGAGCGTGTAGACCTCGAGGTCGTCGTCTGTCGCTACGTCCTCGACGTCCAGGACGGTGCTCATAGGCCGAGCTCGTCAGCGATGAAGCGGCGCACCTTCTGCACGCTCCATCGCTTGTCGGTGCTGCCCATCTCGGCAGCCAGGGCGCGGGCCTCGGCCTCTGTGAGGGCGTCGAGCTCCGCAAGGGATGTGGGGGTGGGTGGTAGCGCTTGGAGCGCTTCCTGGAGATCAGGCGCGGCATCAATGGACGCCGGCTGCGCCACGAGCATCTTCTCGGCAAGCTCGCCAGCTGCGCGAAGCTTGTCGGCTCCTGCGCGACATTGGTCCGCCACGTCGGCAGCGATGACCGAGAGCAAGCCTGGCTCGACTGTGCGGTGCGCTGCGAAGATGCGGTGCGTCTCGCCGAGCTCCCACGGTGCGCCCTCGACGCGAATCGCGCCGACGATGCCCATGTTCACGGTGAGCCTCACGATCGATCTGCCGTCGATCGGGCGAATCGTAACGCCGTCTTGAAACGCCATGCCGGCGAAGCCATCGGTAAGATTGTCCCGGAGAGCGACGTGCCACATCCCAGCGGGAATCAGGCCCGAATCGTCTTTGGGAAGGTCCTCAATCGAAAGCATGCGCCAGCCTCACGTGTGCAATGGAAAACGCAGGCGCACAGCGGTCAGCCGTGCGCCTGCAATGGATCAGACAGTGACGAGCTCGGACGCGCGGCCGACCGCGAGGGGCGAGCCGACACCGAAGGCGCCGTACCACTCCATGCGGATACCGGCAGCGGGCTTGCTCTCGCGCTGGCCGAGGTCGTACAGCTTGAATCCGCCGATGCGAGCATCGTAAGGATCCAGCGCTGCGTTCATCATGTCGCCGCCAGCCTGAACCACACCGTGGAAGCCCACGCGCGGCTCGAGGCTCACGAGGTACACGCTCGAAAGCGTGCTCACGGTCTTGACCTCGTTCGAGGGGATGTCGTCGACCTGAAGGATCGGGACGCCGCCGTACGCCGGGAAGTCGTGCATACCGATCTTACCGTCCGGCCCGATGAACTCCATCGAGATGCGGTCCGAGATCGACGCGGTGCGTGCAAGAGCAAGGTACTTGCGCTTGAGCTTCGCGTTCATCAGGAACACGCGGTTCTGCTTGATCTTGACCTTCTCAAGCAGGAGTTCATCCAGCTTATCGAAGGTAAGAGCGTCGCCGGATCCGCCCGTCGAGACCACGGTCTGCGAGGTCGGGCAGAGCTTCTGCAGACCGTCAGGCTCGTTGGTCGAGCTGGTGAAGGCGATGTTGCACTCTCCGTTCGCAGTCGCGTCCGAAACGTCGACCGTGATGGTCACGAACTTCGATCGGTTGTAGCTGTACAGCGTGGCCGAGCCGTCCGCCGCGATGGCGACGTTATCGCCGTACTCGATGTCACCAGGAGCACGGTAAGCCCAGAAGGTTCCCACGTGCGTGTAGCGAAGGGTGCCGGGGCCCTGCAGCGTGGTGTCAGTGCCAGCGCTGGGAACCGCAGCGTCCACAGCAAGGCCGGGCGTTACGGTCGCATTCGAGCAGGTGAATCCGGTCACGTTCGAGCCGGTGATCATCTTCGCCTGGATGAGCTGGCCGCCCGCCTTGAGCTTCTGCGCAACCTGCCAGGCGCGCGGGTCGCCATTGGGGTTGCTCAGGTTCGAGGTGTAGTTGTAGATGTCCAGGTCGGACGAGATGAGACGCAACGGCGCGGACAGCATGTCACCGCGCGAGCTGGACTCGGTAAGGGACGAAGCCGTCAGGCTGACGAACTCAGCGCTAGCAAGCGCGCCCTCGCGAACGAAGTCATGCGAGTTGCCGGTCGTCTCCAGGAAGGGAAGACGCGAGATCAACTCATTGGTGGTAACCACCGCCTTGAACACGCCCGCGGTGAGCGGGTTTCGCGCAAGCGATGCGGCTTGTAGATAGGTGTATGCCATTTGAAATCCTCATTCCCTTGCGGGGCTTTCCCCGCACTCAGCGGGAGGTTGGTTACTTGCGTGTTCGCTGCGCGAAGCCCTGCGAAAGCAGGCCTTCGGCCGTTGCGTTCTGCGCTCCGCCACCGTTCCCACCGTCGTGGGTGCCGAGGATGGATCCCGGCACGGGCGAGCTGCCGCCAGGTCCCCTTACTCGGGCACTGGCAAAGTGATCTTTCTCTTTGAGGAATGCGACTGCGGCTTCTGCCGCCGACTTGTACGCAACTCCGCCATAGGTGACCGATACGATCTTACCTTCGTCATCGATCTCCACTTGCGAGCGATTGCGGAAGGTCTCGATCGCATCTTCGCGCGCGCTGGTAAGCACGTTCGCGCCGTCGAGCGCGGAGCCCAGACCGTTGTTCACGATCAGGTTTCGCCGCAGCTTCGACTCGTTCTCGGCGCGCTGTTCAGCAGCCTGAATCTTCGTCATCAGCTCTTGCCGCTCGCGCTCCATCGCGTCTGCGGCCTTCTTTGCTGAGATGCGCTCGCGCTCCTCGGCGCTCTTGCCGGCCATCTCTTTTTCTTCGCGGAGCTTGGCGAGCTCGGTCTCGTACTCAGCAGCCTTCGCGGCCTTACTCTTCACGTCTTCGTAGTCGGAGAACTTCTTGGTTGCTTCGCCGAGCCGCTGCCCAACGATGCGATCAAGGTCTGCCTGAGTGAAGGTCTTCTCTGGCGGTAGCGCCGTCCCACCTCCGCCGCCGCCTTCAGGCTCTGGCGATCGAAGATGACCACTGGGGACGCGCGATAGTGCTCGCGCAAGGAACCACGCATTGCGTGTCTTACGGTTCATGTTGTGCCTCGGCAGTCGATAGGCTCCCGTGCTCTCCGTGTTCGACGACCACGAAGGGGAGAAAACGTGCAGCGGACGCAGGTATCCCGATCCCGTGCGCGTCCGAAGCGCGGGTTCATTGGGTACTAAGATCGTCGGGCGGTATCTCCACCTTCTCAAACGGTCGCACTGCGTTCCCGTTCGATGCGCGTCGACGCTCGCGCCAAATGGCTAGCCGGTGCAATCTGATTGCTGGCCTGACGCTCGCGCGCCTACCCCCGGCTCATCGTCTTACTGTTTGCGCCTTCGCTTCACGACAGCACCTGACAGCCTCTCTGTTGGCATGTGGCGCGGATCAGTGCATGCGATGGCGACCTTTGCTCGTGTTCGCGTTTCGTCGTCATCGTTCGTGAGCGACCAAATGCAAATCGGGCAAAGACATATGTTCTTCTGGTGCAATCAACACCCCGAAAACACGTTGACCCCGCCGCCTAGTTGCCCAGGTGACGGGGTCTTTTCTTGGTTGGAAACCTGCCGCTTCTTACTGTCTGTTCAGACGAGGAAACGGCCGAACTTGGTTCTCTCTGTCACGCCTTACGATCTCTGTCGCATCGACGCGCGGTCCCATGTCGCGCACGGGCTTCGGCTTCTGCTGCAACCTGTACACCGGGCGGAAGTTGCTCGCGCCTTCGTCGATGAGCTTTCGCCCATCCTTGAGCATCTTCGCCCGCGTGGGCCCGATGATCTCGTGTTGCGCTTCGGCTGACTGCTTGCGCAACCATTCCTCGGGGCTTTCCTTCACACCGGTCAGCCACGGCTTGGGTGGCTCGGTCTCGCCCTTACCTTTTGCGATCTCGCGCTTGAGGTAGTGCGGGTCGTTGATACTCACCATCGAGCACAAGCAACTGGGATGCCGCGCTGGCACTGAGTCAGCCGGGTACCCGCCTGGCCCTAGACCGTAAGAGTCGGAGCTTGCGTAAACGTCGCACACGTCTTTGCGCGGATGCGCAGGCGAAAGTGTCCATCTGACACCCACCGTGAAAGGCTGCTCCTGAGCCTGCTTGATCGCCAAATCCCGGAACGCCTCGACGCTCTCATGACGAGCCATCACCCGAGCTTGGTAGCGCGCCTTCTCGAGGATCCAGCGATCAACGATCTTGTCGACGTTCTGCACCTTGGCTTTGCCGAGGTCCTTCACGAGCTGCCGCGAAGCTGACCGCAAGGTGTACTCGCCCGCCTCTTTCAAGGCGCCCTGGCCGAGGCCTTCGATCTGACGTTCCCACGTCTTCACGGCGCTTCGGTAGAGCTTACCGTCTCCCGATGCTGCCGCGTCTCGAAGGTCCTGCACGTACTTGGGCAGGTTCACCTTGGGCAGGTCGGCGTCGAGTAGCCGCTCAGCCGTGCGCGTGATCTGCTCGCCCGCCCTTACGCTTGACTGGATGACCTGCCGCATCTCGGCCTTGGTCGCTGCGTCCTGAGCGTGGAGCCTCTTGGAAAGGCTCAGACGGTCTATTGAGGTTCGCCCTCGGATTCGCTCGGAGGCTTGGGCAAGAGCGTCAGCGTCGGTGCGGAAAGTCGGTCTAAAGGGAGGCCCGTGGCAGCGACCTCCTCAGCGCCGAAGATGGCCTCGAAGGTCTCGCGGTCCAGCGTGCGGGCTTCGCGCGCGGCCTCGCGGATTGAGTCCTCGATGATCCTCAGACGCGCCTCGCTCTCGGCGCCGAAGTGCTTCTCAAGGATGCTGCGCACCTCGCCGATCGTGTAGCCCGATGCGCGAAGGTCTCGGCGCACGCCCTCAGCGATGCGATCGAAAACCTTACTAAGTTTCTCGTCATGCGCAGCGATGGTCTTGAGCGCACGCCTGCGAACAAGCTCGTGCACGTAGCGCGCAATGGTCTCGGTTTCGTCGAAGGTCTTGGGCATCAGGCAGCCTTGTTCGCAGTATCGCCGAGCTCGCCATTGTCGCCTGATTCAGCATCAGGCTCAACGTCTGCGTCCTCGACCTCGCCCAGGGCTGCGCCGTCCTGACTTGATCGCGCGCGAATCTGCTCGAGTTCCGCCGCAATGGCCTCCTGTGTAGCCACGGGAAGGTTGGGCAGAATACGACTCACCAGGCGCCGCCTCATCTCGGTCTCAGCGGTCGGCCCAAGGTTCGCCTGCATCGCAGACAACACCCCGTCGATCTCGCTCGCGAGGTCCTCGACGCTGAAATCAGTAGGCGCCGAAACGGTAAGGTTCTCAGCTTCGTTCGACCCGAGGAGCTTACCCACGAGCCTGAGCGCATCTTGCTCAGCTCGCGCCAACGTCATCGCCATCGAGCCTAGGCGCCGATTGGTCTGCTCGAACTCGTAAGCGCGGGCCACGCCGCTTGATGCGGTCGTGCCGGTGGGCTTGGTGTGCTCCACCTGCTCGGTCCGGTAGATCTCCCTTACGGTGACCTCCATACGCTTCTCGATGGTGTCCGCGCACGAAGCGGGCGGGGCTACGTAGTGCAGACCGTGCCGAGATTCCATCGGTACCTTGATGACCGAGCCGGAGCCTCCGACAAGCTCACCGATGTTGACCGTCGTGTCAGTCACCGGAACGCCGAGCGTAGCGAACACCTGGCCGCGAATGTGGTCGTCCATCTCGCTTTCGAGGTTGAACAGTCGGCGCGCAGCAATCGCAGAGTTGGAGATGGCCGACACGCCACGCACGCGATCATCAGGCGTAGGCTTCGCGCGGAACACCACGAGAGGCACGCAACCGTAAGAGTGTGGGCTTGTCACCACTTCGGAGATCGAGGGCTCTTTCCCTTCGACGGTCGTCACCACGCACCGTTCAACGCGGTCCGGGTACCACATCGCATAGCGCTCCTCGACGGTGGTAGCTTCGAGCAGCGATGTCCTTACCCTGTGATCGGTGCGAATCTTGACCGCTGAAAGTGTGCCGTTTTCGTCCACGATCCAGTCAAGTATGTTGAGCGGGTAGAGCGGGTAGCAGCGCGTGGAAATGCCCATCTCGCGCTGCTTGGCCAGGCTGTTTGCCTCGGCCGCTTCGGGCAGATCGAACATGACCGGGCACCAGCCAAGGGCCGCGGCGCGCGGAACGATGACCTCGCGCTTGAGCGTGTCCCATGCCGTGCCCTTACCGTCTACGTCAGAAAGCCAATCCTCTACGCTCTCGGGGATCTTGTCCCTGTTGACCGTGGCCTTGTTGATGTAGCTCAACAGTAGGTCGAGAATGGGCCCGACGTAGTTGGTGTAGTGCGCGATGTCGATGCGCCGGTCGAACTTCTCGATGTCTTCGCGCGGGAACTGATCAAGGTAAGTCTCGCGCTTGACCATGCCCTTGACGGTCAAGAGTGCCGATACCGTCGAAGTGTAAGCCTCGGCAGCCCACCCGAGTTGGCTCACCGAGGTCACGCCGTACTTGCCGCGAAAGCCGCCCGTGCCGAACACAGCATCAAGCAGAAACTTGTGGCAGGCCGTCTCCTCGGCATAGTCGGCGCGCGTGCTTCTGAGCGTGTCGATGAGCTTGTCGGTGGCCATTTAGTACCCTGGGATGTGTGTTCGCTGAAACTCTTGGACCGGCTGATTGCGCACCTGAAACGCGATGCACCAGGACATCCAGCGGTCGTCCTTCGAGCCGTCTTTGCCGCGACCCTTGCCGCGCGCTTCGACCTTACCTTTATCGTTGTGCACGAGCGTCTTGCACTCGGTCACCGCCCATCGGTCAGGGCTCCATGCAATCCCGGCTCGCACTGCGGCGCCCAGGTCGTCAATCATCACAGGCCTAGTCACCGCGTTAGTGTCCCAGCCATGCTTACCATCCTTGCCCTTGTAGACGCGCCCGGATGGGTACTTCGCCTCGTGCAGGATGGCGCGCAGAGTTGCGTGACCGTGGTTGTTTCGCTCGGGGGCAAGCCTCGCCATCGCGTAAAGCTTGCCGACCTCAGCGAGCGCGAGACCGAAGTCCCCAGGCTCGATGTTGTCTGCGCAGAACGTGGCCACCACCTGAGCGTTGCTCTTTGCGATGACCGTTGCCGCGCTGGAGTCGCCGCCCGTTCCCTCGGATACGTCCGCTCCAACGATGTACTCTTCACCGGCCCTCGGGTCGGTGAACACGTGAAGCTCGCCTAGAGCTCTACCTTGCGCGCGGAGCTGAACCTTACGCTTCGGATCTTCTACGCGCTCCATCATCGCGTCGATGACGTCGGGCGCGAAGTACTGCCGGCCTGCAACGCGAAAGCAGGAGTCAGCGTCAACCGGGAACTCTTGGAGCGTCTTGTCCGGGCCGATGTCGACCGATCCGAACTTCGAGCGCCACCATGCGATCTGAGTGTCTGTGCACCCGAGCGCGCGAAGCTTCTCCTCCCACTTGTCGCGCGGGAGCGGGTCAAAGTCAGGGTAGACGATGGCCCGGTAATTCGCGTGGTCGTACCACGGAAAGAAGTGCGGCTTATATCGCCCCTCATCCCGTCGAGCAGCCTGCACCATTTCGTAGAAGAGCCCACCCGCGCCGTTGGCAGTGGACTCGATGACGATCTCGGCAGTGTCAGGAGTCGCGGCGCTAAGCGCGTTCCACGTCTCCGCAGCGGCACCCCAGAAAGCCATTTCGGTCGCATGCAGTCGGTGGATGGTTCCCGATCGACCCTTCGAGCTCGCAGCCTTCTCGGTGCTGCCAGACTCGACGATGCGCACGGCTGAGCCCGTGTCAGCGAACACGATTTCAGTCTTCGTGCTGTAGCGAGTCTTCGGCAAGAGACCGCGCCGTTTCAGGCACTCGCCCATCACCCTCAGGTTCAGGAAGAGCTGATCCTTCATTCCAGCGTCATGCACGACGACCTGAACGTTGACGCCAGGGTTCACCACTGCGAACTGTAAATCCCTCGCAAGCTCGAGCGTCGAGAAGCCAATCTGGCGCGGCTTGATCACGATGTCGCGGCCTGAGCGTTCGCGCTCGAAGCGCTTTTGCTCTGCGTTCCAGCGCTCGTAGTTGAAGCGGACCATGCCGCCAGACTTGAGCTTGATTTCGAGGAGCGAGCAGAACGAAGGGAAGTCGGCGAGAACGTCTGCGATGTCCTCTGCCAAGCTTCGCGCCGCCACTTACTCCTCCGATTCGACTCGCTTGTTTCGCGCCGCGAGAATGCCGAGAACTTCGCCGCGAAGGTCGTCTGCGTGGCTTGCCGGAGCATCGCCAATGGTGATGTCGTGCAGTGTCTTTGCGGCCTTCGTTCCTGCGTTGACCAGCGACGCGATCGACGATGCCGACTCGCGCAGCTTGCGTGACTTCAGGTCTGGATCGGTCTCGCTGTCGATGTCGCTGAGGGTGCTCTTCACGAGCTGACCGATGTCCACCACCCATCGACGAAGGCTGCCGGTGACAAGCGGAACAGTGTCGTGCGCAATCTCCGACGCGACGTTGCGCGCGGCCTCTCGGCGCTCCTCCGACTCCTCGACCAGGAAGCGTCCCACCGTGGCGTGCGCGATGTCGTGGCCACGCTTCTTGAGCTCGTCCGCAATCTCACGGTAGCCGAGCCCATCGGCAGCAAGCTTGCGCACCACGCCTTCGAGGGCGCCTGCACGAATCTTGTTAGGCCTACCAGCCATTGGGTCTCACTTCTGTTTGTCTCGTAATGATTTGCGACGAAGCGTTACGGGAGCCGAGCACAAGCGCCAATCACCCTTATTTTCAGCGCTCAACCGCGTATCGATACAAGTCGCCGGCCCCTATTCCCGCTATTCACGCTTGGGAATACCGTAGAATAGACCTTTGCCTAACAACTTCACAAACTTACGCATCAAAGCTCATGTATCGCTAAACATGATGCATTCTCGCGAGTAGCAAAAGCGCCTGTACATCCGCGCAGTTAGCTTATTTTGCGCTTGCTTTTCGCCTAAAGCGCATCCGGCCTCGCGCGCGCTCAGAAGTCTGAGTGTTGCGAATACTTGCTTGCTCTACCGCGTAGCTCTGCCAAGCATACTGATACTGCTTCAAAGTTTTGGTGTCGCGCAACCCTCCACGCATGACGTTGTTGGCGTCTTTGGCGTCTTTGGCTTTGTTGGCGCGGCGAAATCGTAAGGGTCGCTATTGCGAAACCCATTCGCGCTCTGCGGCGCTTGTCTCCCAAGGTATGCCATCTCCGATGTCGGGATACATGACGCGAGGCTCATCGGCGTGGACGAGGCCCAGGGCGTGCCCTAGCTCGTGCGGAAGGTCGATCGTCCCGCGCGGCTGCTCCCAAATCGTGCCCGGCAACTCGTCCACCGCTTCAAGCTCGAGGTAGGTGGCCCCTTGCTCGTGCCAGAACTCGACGGCGCGCTCTGCCTCGTCGTCGCACCCAATGTGACGCACGATCACAAGCTCGCGAGTCCATCGGTATTTCGGCTGTGGGCCATCGTCTGCGCTCATGCCCACCGTTGGCTCAAGGCCAGGCGTGCATGCAGTGAGCATTGCGAACAGTAAGACCAGGCGCGTCATTTTGCGTCGTCGCTTTCTGTTTCTCCCACCCACTGATGCAGCTTGATCATGAGCGCCCCGACGAACTCCACCCAAGTCACCGAGCACGGCGCGCGTCGGTCTGCGGTCGCATTGACCACCGTTGCAGGCTCTGCTCCTGCGTGTCCGCGCCGCACGCTGAAGATGGCGATGCGGTCGTCGCGAGCAATGGCCTCCTCCAGCCTCGCGCGCATTTCGTCGGCGACGCCGTCTTCCCACCGAGATCCCCCGGCGATTGACCTGAGCAGCTTCGGCGTGGCTCGTTTCCAGTGGTGGCCGCAGCTGCATTCGCAGTCGGGCGAGCCGGCGATCACGAAGTAGACGAAGGTTCCGCACTTCGGGCATGGGTCGTAGTCGCTCACGCCCGCCGCCTTACCTTCGGCTTGATCGCCTCGATGAAGGCATCCATGTCGCTAGCCGGGATGCGCCATGCGTCGCCTGCTGATGTGCGCTGCGCGTTGGGGAACTTCCCTTTTTCGATCAGGCGCCGCACCGAGGCAGCACCCTTACCGAGTCGCTTCGCCGCCTGCGAGGTCGTCAGAAATTCGTCAGCCATTGGCTACTGCCCTCCCTGTGATTCGCTCTTAGGAACAAACTCCAGCATCGAAAAAAGCTCATCGGATTCAACCGCAGCCTTCATTACGCTGTCCGTGAATGGATTGGATCCGTCATGACCTTGATCGTCCACACTGACTGACGCCCAGGGCGCGTCTAGCTGGGCGACCTCTTCCAAAAGGACTGCCTTTGCTGCGGCAATCGCACTTCTTTTTGCGGCGTCGAGCGAATCGCATTCCCCATCGCCTGATGACTCAGCGTCGCCCAAAAACATCAGCGTCCAGGGGAACACTGCGATCTTCTTGTCGTACACGTCCAACCTGAAAGAGGCTGTTCGTGCCTGGTGCACGATGAACGGCCCGTCGTCCTCATCGGATAGATCGCAAACCTCCCAAGTCAGAAACAAGCCTTCAGCCGCAGCATCTGCCGCATCCATGGCCTCTTCGAGAGTGCACTCTGTGCCTTCGATGGGAAGATTTCCTTCGCGCATTACAAACCACGAATACCGGCCGTTACGTGGGAAGATCGGACGTTCACGATCAATCACCAAGGCATATGCCCCCGGTGCGATGTCCTTCCGCATTTCGCCATTCGGCGCGCTGCGCCACCTGCACGCTTCACCCATTGGCCACCAGCTTCCCACGAAGTTCCGCAATTTGCTCGAAAAGCCCCGAGGCCGGGGGCGGCTCAGGGATAAGCCCGCGCGCGGCAAGCTCGATGCTGACCACCGTGCGCCCGCGCTTCACCACGGACTTCAAAACTCCAACCCCTACCGCGTATCGCTCCGAAAGCTCTTCGTAGCTCGTCACACCCCATGGAATTCCGGGCGTTCGGTGCGCGAGGATGTCCCGGCACTGCATCGACTTCAGGCCGTGCACCTGATCGTTCTCCGGGTAGGCAAGATCAAGCGACTTGTCGACAATCACGAACTCAGCCGCGCGACGCATGTTCTCGCTCTCTGAAATGACTGACGAACGAGCCTCAAGGTATCCGCGCTCAATGCACGCTATTTGCCCCTTCATGGCGCTCGGCTCTGACGGTCCAACCATCTTCCACTCGACGAACGCAATCAGCGCGGCGTTCATGCTGGGCCACTTCGGCGAGCCTGACGGCTTCGTTGGTCGGTGAGTCACGTTATACATGCTCACGCTCGACCAGCGCTCCGCGTCCCGCTCCCACTCGCACAGGGCGCACTCGTGGCAACGCTGCTCCCCGCCCTTGCAGGTCGCTGGCCACACGGACGCATTCAGCAGAGGCGGGGCCCCCGCGCTCGGGATGCTCGACGCTTTGAAGGCCTCGACAAGCTTACGCTGTATCGAGTCGGTCTTACTGAGTCCGATCTCGTGTTGCGCTGCCATCGACCTGGCGCGCAGGAGGGCGAGACACGACTTGCACGTCACCTCATCGGCGTGCGTCGTGGTCTCGTTCGTTGGCCAGCCGCACAGGGCCATGCGCATCGCTGCGTCGGCCTGCGTGTTGTCCATGTGCGTCTTGCCTTTGGCCATCACTCCTCCTCTTCAAACGTATTCTTACGCCCGTCTCGCCCAACTCCGTAAGCCTCACGAATCACGCGCCGCTGATGCCGCGTTATTTCAGCGCCCACGAGCGAGGCCCGAAACATAAGATTCTCGCGATCCTTCACGTGCCGAAGCCCTACCGCATGCCCAAGCTCGTGCATGATGCAAAGCACGTCGCACCGCTCAGTGAGCGAGATGATCACGCCTCCAGGCGTTCGATCCGTAAGCCCGATCCGCCTCTTGTTTCTCGGGCTGATCGCACCGTCGTTCATGCGAATCACGATCTGATCGTCAATGCTGTAGTACTCCCGATCGACCACATGGACCTCGAACACACGAAGGTCTGCAAGGTCGTTCATTTCGTCGGCAGCTTCGGCGATTTCTTCTGCCTTACCTTCTGCTGACGGTGCGATGTTGATGACGCCAGAAACGTCGGCCGCGCAGCCGGACAGTAAGACCAGGGCGAGCACGTGAACCCTCATGACCTACCCCTTACTTTCCCGAATATTCTTCCTGCATCTTGCCTTGTAGGCGAGCAACAGCGTGTCGTACGTCTTTACGCCTTCGCTGTTGAACTTACCTTGGCCCCTTCCTCGATCGACTAGGCAGGTGTCTCCTATTCCGATCTGAACGAACAGCGCGCCAGAGCTAGACGCAATCAGAAGCTCCTCAGCTCGCTTGAGAACGAACTCGGGAGACATCATGCGGTCGATGATGGCATTTAGCTCTCTCTCGTAAGACTTAGACATTGGTTACCCCTTACTGTTTGAATACATCATCACTGCAGCGATCACAAATCCAAAGCACGCGCCCGCCGCGACCGTTGCCGCTCCGATGACGCCCGCGAGAAAGTAAGACATGGTGATCATGCCGCCCCCTTACGCTTGCGCGCCTTCACCCCGTACGCACGATCCCAAGCTTCGCGAGCCTCAGGCGCAAGCGTCGCGTAGTGCGCCATCACGCAAGCGACCGCCTCGTCAGGCCCAGGCAACACCGCGCCAAGCGCTTCGGCGTGACGCTGCGCAGCCTTGATCGCATCGTCGCGGTTCAGGTTCCCGTTGCCGAGCACCTTACTTTTCCATGTCCTCGGGTCGACCTTGATGCGTGCACGCGGATCGTGGTCCACCAGGTCTAGGCAACACTCCCACCACCCGTGAGCGCGACCCATGCCGAGCAGCACGGCAGTTGAGGTCATGAACGTCCGAGCTTGCCCGCGCTTTTTCGTGCCCATCATGCGCATGCTCGAATGGTCCTCGAACACGACGAGCACGCGCGAAACGCCGCTTTCGTCGCGGGTAAGGTTTCCAACGAGCTGGATAACATCCGCGCACTGAGCAGGCCCCTTCGCCTCGCCCCATTTCGTGGGCTTACTGTTGAGCCACAGAGACCAACCTGCGTTAGCTCCCTGGTCGATTCCGAGAACGTTCATAACCTCACCCCTGCCACGTGATCTTGCTGTCTTCGTCGGTCCGCTCGGTCACCACTGGAGCCACGTCCTCAGGCCTTACCATGCGGTCACATTCGATCTCGACAATCGGACCGGGGCCCATGTCGATCGTGGACTCCGGGATGGTCATGTTGATTCCGCCCGAGTCGCCTAACGGTGGCGGGATGAAGCCAGCGCCCTTGAACGCCTCGCGCCCCGCCTCGTACAGGGAAACGCCCGGAGTCGTGCGCTCGAATGGATCACCCGCCAGCGCCGCGCGGATCTTGGCGAAGCAGTCGCGAACGTCGTCAGTCCTGTAGCCGTCGATACGCGTGTCACCGATCACGTCGAAACAGTGAACGAGTTGCTCACACTCCCGCATCGCCTCGTGAATGGCCTGGATTTGCTCGTATGTGATCATGTCGACTTGCCTTCCCGCAAGCGCTTGGCGATGGCGCGGTGCTTGCCCGCTGTTTCTGGGAAGCACCCGCGCGCATGTTCCTCCAGATACTCCGCATCCAACTCCGCCTGACTCTTCGGCTTCGGGTAGTGGGTGTCGATCCACGACAACATCTCGCGGTCCATATAGAATAGGGATGACGGAACCTGCCCGCGTAGTTCGTCCACTTTCCTTCTGATGATTAGAGGCAACGACCGAAACTCCTTACCCTTCGCAGCCTCAGCTTCATCGGCTTCGATGGCATAAGCCAGTTCTTCGCACTTGACTGGCCTCCGGCTCTGTAACGCCTTGTCATGCAGCTCCCTAACCTTACTCATTTGCCACCTCTCAGCATCACATCCAGATACTCAGACACCAGTTGTTCGCGCTCCTCTTTGCTCGCGCGGTACCAGCTCACGACAGCGTAAGCGCCGAGGTAGCCGGCGATTGCAGCTCCGCCGATGGCGAGCGCGAGGCGTAGCGGTAGTGGGTAGGTAGCGGGTGTTTGATAGTCCATCGCTCCCCCTTCGCCGCGCGGTAGGCGCCGAGTAGCGTGTCCTCGACCGTCATGCCGTTGCTGCCTGCATAACCAACGCCTGTTTCGGTCGGGTACTTGTGGAACGCGACTTCTTGGGTTCCGATTGCCCGCAACATCTCCTCCGCCAGCGGCAACACGAACTCAGGCGTGCTCAGCGCTGCGATTGCTGCGCAGGCGCATTCGCGATCGCTGTCTTCTACAGGATCGATAAAGTCAGAGCTAGGCTCGTCGTCGATCCAGGACCTTACGCAGCGTGCGCGATTATCTGCAATGAGCAACGCCACCCGCTCCACCAGCTCTTCGTCGATCTTACTCATCGGAAATCCCCCTTACCCTTACGCATCGATTCACCCGGAATGTCAAACGCGATCGCGCGCTCGTTGAGCCGGTCCAA